AGGTACTTCCATTGGATGCTAGAAAGATTAACGCAGAGACGTGCCAAAAGTTTGGCTACAAGATCGGCAAGCAGTACGACAAGGTTTGTCACATTGCTGAGTACAGGGATCTCCAAGGAAACCTAATGGCCCAGAAGCTCCGCTTTGAGGACAAGTCGTTCTCGTCCGTCGGGGTTCCTTCGACATTCTTTGGTCAACATCTGTGGCCCAATGGTGGCCGTAAGCTTGTGGTAACCGAGGGTGAGATTGATGCCCTGAGTTTGTCACAAGTCTTCGGAAACAAATGGCCAGTCGTGAGTCTCCCTACCGGAGCAGCAGCAGCCAAGAGCGCCTTCAAGAAGAACCTTGAGTGGCTCCAGAAGTTTGACGAGGTGATCCTTATGTTCGATGAAGATGCTGCTGGCCGCAAAGCCGTGGAACAAGTCTCGTCGATCCTTCCGGTAGGTAAGTGCAAGGTGGCCCGCCTGCCCCTCAAGGATGCCAATGAGATGCTGATGCAAGGCAAGACCGAGGAGCTTGTAAGAGCGTTCTGGGAAGCCAAGATATGGAGACCCGATGACATCGTAGAAGGAAGTGAAGTTTATGATCGCCTGCTTAACCCAAAGAACACAGAAAGTATCCCGTACCCATTCCAAGGACTCAATGAAAAGACAAGAGGTATCCGCAAAGGCGAGATCGTTACTGTGTGCGCTGGTAGCGGCATTGGTAAGTCACAGATATGCCGTGTCATTGCTCACAATCTGGTTCGTAATACCGACAAACGCATTGGGTACATTGCCCTTGAAGAGTCTATTGAGCGGACTGCTAGCGGTATCGTGGGGCTGGAACTTGGTTGCCTTCTCCATCTTGCGGGAGAGATAAAGGAAACCGATCAACTCAAGAAAGCCTTTGATGCCACGGTGGGATCTGGCAGGTTCTTCCTGTACGACCACTGGGGTTCCTTGGAATCCGATAACCTCTTGGGTCACATCCGTTACATGGCTAAGGCTTTGGACGTTGACTACATTGTGTTGGATCACCTTTCCATTGTTGTCTCTGGTCTTGGAGATGGCGATGAGCGGCGTATGATTGACAACACAATGACCAAGCTGAGATCCCTAGTGGAAGAATGTAACATCGGCATGATCGTAGTGAGTCACCTTAAGCGCCCTGAAGGCAAGGGTCACGAGGATGGAGCAGCAACATCATTGGCACACCTTAGAGGCTCTGCGGCTATCGCCCAGTTGTCCGACATCGTGTTGGGACTTGAAAGAAACCAACAAGATCCAACGAACAAGAACGTGACAGCACTAAGGGTTCTCAAGAATCGCTTCACGGGTGACACAGGACTTTGCTGCCACCTTCAGTACGACAAGGACACAGGACGCATGGAAGAAACAGTGCTTGAAGATTCAAGCGAAGACCAACAGGATGACGAAGCCAGCCCATTCTAACACTACTATGAAACTACTATTCTTTGACATTGAAACAAACGGGATCGACCACTGGCAAACCAAGAAGGGTCTCAAGGATCTTCATTGTTTGTCCATCCTTGATCCAGTAACGGACGAGATGAAATCATTTAGCCCAAGCGGATTGAACATCCAAGAGGGACTTGATCTACTTGCGTCTGCTGACTTCATCTGTGGCCACAACTCTGTTAAGTTCGACGCACCGTGCCTTGAGAAGCTCTATGGGTTTACCCACAAGGGAGTCCTTGATACGATGGTGATGGCCATGTGCATTTACCCAGATGCCAAGAACGATGACTTTAACCGTGAAGGATTCCCCAAGGATCTCATCGGAAGAAACTCCCTGAAGGCTTGGGGTTACCGCATTGGTGAGTACAAGGGTGACTTTGGTACGACAACCGATTGGTCAACGTGGTCTCAGGAGATGCAGGATTACTGTGAGCAAGACGTACGGGTTACCGCTAAGTTGTTCTACTATCTTACCGACAAGAAGCCGTCCCGCCAGATGCTTTATTTGGAACACGACTTCGCAAAGCTAATGGCTGTTCAAGAGAACAACGGTTGGCCATTCAACATGAAGAAGGCAGAGAAGCTCACGGCTAACCTAATGGCAGCACGGGGTGTTCTCCAACAACAACTCCAAGAGGCATTCCCCCCAACAGTTGAAGACATGAAGTCCACCATGGGCTGGGAGGTAAACGGAATCCAAGGGGCAACCAAGAAGGAACTAGGAGTTGCTTTAAAGGAACAAGGGCATCCCCCCAAACAAGTCACAGCCTTATTAAAGGAATCGACCAAATTGGATAATAAGAAAAAGGAAGTCCTGTTCAACCCTAACTCCCGCGACCAGATCTCTGAGCGCCTCATGGGACTTGGGTGGAAACCTACAGCCTTTGAAGGGAAGCGACCAGCGATCAACGAGGCAGTCCTGCGTGAAGTAGGGTTACCACAAGCGGATCTCCTGTGTGAGTACCTGCTGCTTGCCAAGCGCCTTGGTCAGGTGGCTGAGGGTAAACAAGCGTGGCTCACGTTGGCCCTTGATGGACGCATCCACGGTGAAGTGGTAACCAATGGAGCCGTGAGTGGCCGCTGTACCCACAGGAATCCTAACGTAGCCCAAGTCCCCGCAGGTCGCGCTCCGTTCGGCCATGAGTGCCGTGATTGCTTTGAGGCTCCCGAAGGTAAGGTGCTTGTAGGTGCTGACGCTGCTGGCCTTGAGCTTCGCTGCTTGGCTCACTATCTGTTCCAATGGGACAAAGGTGCGTACGCTAAGACGATTGTTGAAGGTGACATCCACACGGCAAACCAAAAGGCTGCTGGGTTGGAGACACGTGACCAAGCCAAGACGTTCATCTACGCATTCCTTTACGGTGCTGGAGATGCCAAGATTGGTTCCATTGTGAACGGCTCATCCCGTGAAGGGAAGAAACTTAAGGCTGACTTCATGCGTCGTATCCCAGCCATCGGTAAACTGAATGCAGTTGTCCAACAACACGTTACAAAAAGTAACACCTTGAAGGGACTCGATGGTCGCATCCTTCCTTGTCGTTCCCCCCACAGCGCCCTTAACCTTTTGTTGCAATCGGCTGGTGCTGTCTTGATGAAACAAGCGTTGGTATGTTTCGCAAAGAAAGCCATGTACCCCTATGAGTTACACGGAAACATCCACGATGAAGTCCAGTTCTCTTGTGCCCCTGAACACGCTAAGGAACTTGGAGAAGCATTCATTCGTTCGTTGAAATTAGCAGGCAGTATTCTTAACTTTAATTGCCCTGTTGACGGAGAGTACAAAGTAGGAAACACTTGGGCAGAAACACACTAAACTAAAAAATATGAAAGCACTTATTGACGGAGACATGATCCTTTATCGTTCCTGTTTCTCCGCAGAGAAAGAGATCCGGTGGGATGACGACATCTTCACAGTCCACAGCGACTTCAGTGAACTCAAGAAATCCTTCGTAGGACTCATCGACTACATCCAAGAGGAACTTAATGCCTCTGAGATTATCGTATCGTTCAGTGACAGGCTTACCTTTCGTCACCAGATGTATCCCTTGTACAAGGCACAACGCCAAGGCAAGAGGTCACCGCTAGGTATCAACGATCTTCGTGAGTGGGTCTGTGAAAGCTACGACATCGCCTTCTGGAAAAACATGGAGGCTGATGATGTTCTTGGGATCATGGGTTCCATGGATCAAGAAGGGTCTATCATTGTCAGTGCCGATAAAGACTTTGAGACAGTCCCTTGCCAGTGGTTTAACTTCCTTAAAGGAGAATTAAAAACCATTACCCCAGAGCACGCCCGTAGGTTCCACCTTATGCAAACAATCATGGGTGACAGCACGGATAACTACTTTGGCATCAAAGGTGTAGGCCCAAAGACAGCAGAGAAGATGTTGGAGAAAGACGGGTACACATGGGACACAGTTCTTAAGGCTTACGAAAAAGCTGGCATGACCGAGGATGATGCGCTAATGAACGCACGGTTGGCTTACATCCTTCAACACCAAGACGTAGACCACACAACAAAAACCATTAAGAACCTATGGACACCCCAAACCACATGACCACCGAAGCCTACTACAAGGGATTCAAATACGACCCAAGTATGTTCACACATGAACCACTACCAGACACCGGAGAACGCTCAGAGTTCAACACAGGGGCAGTTAGGGATGCCTCCAAGGGCAAGGGTATTCCTTCTGCTATTCCTACTCGCGCTCTTCTTAAGCTAGCCAAACGGTTTGAAGATGGAGCAGCCAAGTACGAACGAAACAACTGGAAACAAGGGATTCCTTTGAGTCGCTATGTGGACAGCCTCTATCGCCACTTGTGGGCATTCATGGAGCAAGACGACACCGAGGATCACCTTGGGGCTATCATTTGGAACGCCGTGTGCCTCAGTGAGACAATGGATATGATCACCGATGGTGACTTACCCATTGAACTTGAAGACATCTAACGCACTATTAGGATCACCCACATGGACGAGTATTCAATATTCCCTGCAATTTCCTCCCAACTTATCAAAGCTTTGGAAGAAAGGTTTCCACAAAAGGATTTCACTCCGAGCGATACTTGCAGGGATATTGACTACCACTGCGGGGCACGGAGTGTTATTAGGTTCCTTCATCAAACGTATGAAGATCAGAACGAAAATATTCTAAACTAATAAAAAACTAAAACGATATGTGCTTCGCTCCTAAAATGACAGCACCTGCACCAACCCCGCAGGCTCCACCCCCACCAACCCCAGTAGCTGAAACGGTCCAAGCACCGACGATGCCTACTGAGGCCAAGAAACGTACTGCGGGAATCTCCTCGCTTATCATTCGTCGCCCCACGGTTTCCACTGGTTCCGCTGGGATGGGCGCAAGCATCAACTACTAAACTAATATTATGGCTACCTTTAACTACACCCGCACGGTTCTCTTTTCGGAACTCACTGGCGGCGCTTTGACCATCGACGTTGTTGGTAATGGTAAACCTTCGGGCTTTGCTGTGGCAGGAACATTCTCTGGGGCAACCGTGAAACTCCAACAGCTCATTGGGACAACCTATGTTGACCTTGGTTCTGAGACGACCCTAACTGCCAACGGTGGTGGTTTGTTTGTTACCCCGATTGGTTCGCTTCGTATTGCAATCTCAGGAGCCACCGCTGGTTTCTCTGTGACTGTGATCATCAAGCCAATCGAACTGTAAGCTACACCTATGGCACGTCACCGCAAGCTCACCCAGAAATTCGCTGGTTTCCCAATGTTCAAGTTGGCAACTGGTGGAGATACATACCCATTTACTTCTCCGTTTACTTCGGACTTTGTGGGTCTTGATGGGCTTGCGCTAGACCTCCAGTTCGCCGCTGACAAAACGCTCACGGCTCGCAAGGGGCCAACTCCTGCGTTCACACGGGGATCTAGTGGACGCTTTGTGGGAAGTGATGGGTTGATCCAAAGTGCTGGTAACAATGTTGCTAGGTTCGACCACGATCCAGTCACACTGGCTTGCAAGGGGTTGCTCATTGAGGAACAAAGGACTAATTTACTTCCAAGATCTGAGGAGTTCAATGATCCTACTTCATGGTCACCAATTCGTTTGGTATCGCAACCTACTGCCAACACTCACGTTTCTCCAAACGGAACGATGACCGCAGAAAAACTGACTCCGTCATTATTAACTGGAGACCATCGCATTGATCGATCTTCCGTACCTGCACTAATTGCTGGGAACGCATATACTGTTTCTTGTTTTGTGAAATCTGATGGTTATACTGGTTTCGGAATAAATGTAGGATCATCTCCAGCTCCGATTGGAGCTACGTTTGATTTGGCAACTGGAACAGTTGCAAGCACACAAGCTGGATGGACTGCGAGCATACAGGCGTATCCCAATGGTTGGTATCGCTGTTCCACTACATTCACGTTTTCGGCTGGCACTCGACTATACCTTTATGTTGGGTCAACTGGCACAAACTTTAGTTATGTTGGTGATGAAACAAGTGGGATTCTGATCTGGGGAGCACAAGTTGAACTCGGAGCATTCGCCACCTCCTACATCCCGACGACCACCGCAGGTTTGATCCGTAGTGCCGATGTGTGCAGCATTACTGGGAGTGATTTTAGTGGGTTTTATAATCCACTTGAAGGATCATTGTCCACCTCCGCTATTTTTAATGCACCAGTAGCTAATGCGATAACACAACTTCTTGTTGATGTAAATGATGGTACTGTTGCAAACAGGTTAAGATGTTATCGTCTAGCAACTACTGGCATACCTGAGTTTTCAAATACATCAGGCAATTCATTGAACGTTCAAATCGCTGGGTCAACAGCATTGCAACCATTTGTAACACAAAAATATTCTGCTGGATTCAAATTAAACGACTATGCATTCTACGTAAACAATGCTCAAATTGGAACAGACAACCTTGGCGCGATGATCGTGTCACCAACTACTATGACAATTGGCGATGCTAGTGCAGGGGCAGCAAGATTTTATACGAATGGTACAATTTCATCCATCCGATATTACAAGAAGCGTCTTCCAAATAAAAAACTTCAAGCCATCACCGTATGACCGACTACCTTCTTAAATTCCCAAGCAAGCAAGTAGCTGAACAATTCGGTATCGCCAATGGTTTTGCACAAGTGGACGACGAAGGGAACATCCAAACGTCACTCGCAACACACACCTATGCACTGCATGAGATCGGAGAGCACTTTGTGGGTGGCGATGAGGAAACTCCAGCGGTTGGCGATGGTCAATACTGGGTTCTCTTCCGTGACCTCGTAGGCATCCCAATCCCTGACGGTGGTGATCAGTTTATCTACTGGTCTTCTGACTGGAGCGTTATTGACGATGCTGGCAGTGAGATCTCTATCCCCCGCCCTGAATTTAATCCTGACGTTCCAAACGTCTTCTGGGCATAATGTCCTATGAAAGCAAAAGCAACAGCAACTAAAAGTCGCGCTCAGGTTGGGTATTTGCTCTCAAAGGGCAGTCCTCTTACTGGCGCACAGCAAAAGAAACTCAAAAGTGAATTACACACTGGCAAAGTAAAAGTCTCTAAAACTAAGAAATAATATGAAAACTACTATCCTCGGTATTCTTACCATCGTCGGTGCAGTCATCTCTGGCGCAACTCAAATCCTCAAGGGTGGGTCTATTGACCTCATCTCAATCGTTCCTGCAATTTCTGCTGGAATCGGTCTGATCAAGGCACAAGATCAACGCTAATGACCACTGGAGCAAGGGGAATGGATTCATTTACAGGCATTGTTGCAACATCGCTGGGACTAATCACTAGCTTTCAGGAAGACCTTGAGTATCACTTGAGAATTACCTCCTTGATTATCGGCATCGCCGTGGGTCTGTTTTCCTTGTACCGTATCCTTAAAAAACTGTGACGTTAGCAGGAGAAATTGCCAGCATTGCGGAGTCCCAAGTGGGAGTTCGGGAAACAAAGAAGAATGGTGGCAAGCAGATTGCTGCGTATCAGGCTGCGACTTGGCTCCCTGTAGGCCCGTGGGCGTGGTGCGCTGCGTTTTGCTGCTGGGTAGTCCAGAAATCAATTCAAGGACGCTCAGTGACCTTCCAGAGGCCAAGAACGGCAGGTGCATGGGATTTCGAGAACTGGTGTAGGTCAGTTGATAAGACTGTCATGCTCAAGAAGCCTCACAAGGGTGACATTAAGCGCGGAGATATTGTCTGTTTCACATTTTCCCACATTGGAATCGCTTTAGGGTCACCAGACAATGACGGAAATGTGTCCACCTGCGAGGGTAATACCAATGGTGAAGGCTCCCGTGAGGGCGATGGTGTGTATAAAAAAGTTCGTCACATCTCTAAAATTCGTTCTCGTATTCGATTTAGTGGTTGACATAACAGAACAACTCTAAATAGTTCGCATATCGGGTAGATGACTGAGTGGTCTAAGGTATCCAGCTTGAAATTGGACGTGGTGAAAGCCACCGTGGGTTCGAATCCTACTCTACCCGCCAACAATCAAACATCATGGCATTTAAAAAGTTCCTAGTCTGTGCAGACAATCACGGCAACCTCGTAAACAAAGAGGCAGTCAAGAAGCT